GACTAACTGCACTAAATAATCTGTCTGTATGATTTGATCTAGACACTACATCTGTCCTTAGATCATACAAAATATCTTTGCAAAGATCTCTGTCAGCATTTAGTGTTTGTTGAAATGACTCAGCTTTGCCCTGACTGTATTTAGAGATTGTATTTAGGTCTAACTCATCACCTACATTTAATACAAGATCAAACTTAAAAGTATTTACAAGCTTTTTTAGATTGACAATCGCCTCATCAAATTGAAATGGTACTTGCAAGTCACTACAAATTAAGTAGCGTGCGTTAAAAGACTTGTCGCGCTTAATCTAATTCCTCATCATCATCCCATGGCTTAGACAAAGGATCTTTGGTATCTACAATCCAATCAGGATATGAAGACCGATCCATTGCAAAAGCTAGGCTTGTACTTTCATCCATACCAGCTTTGCGGCAAGCAAGATAAACTTCATTAGCTGCAATAGCCCAAAAATCTAACTTGGTTAAAGGCGTGTCTTTAGTTGTGCGCCTACGCTTTGCTACTTTTTTTACTTTGCGTTTAGTTGCCATGAGCTAATTGTAAATCATAAAACACCGGAGATAGCCCTGTGGACACCTTCCTCAAGACTAATCTTTGGTGTGTAGTAATCACTCATCATTGTTGGATCACCTACGCGGTAGGCCACCCCTGCCGGCTTATCTGACAATATATTAAACCTAGGCATTTTTGTAATGCCAAGGGTTTTCAAGGCTATCTGTGATAGCTCAAGGAAAGTAGTAGGCCTACCTGTACAAAGATTAACTGTCTGATTGCAGTTGTTTTGTGCCATAGTCACTACAGCATCTACTACATCATCAATGTGTATAAAGTCCCTAGTAGTAGTTGCACGCCCCCAGATGTCAAATGGATTTGAGTTAAGTATTGCTCTTTGCATGATTGAGGGAAATGGGTAGGTCATATCTTGATCAGTGCCGTAGCCACTAAAAGGTCGGAGTATCAAGACCTGTGTACCCATCTCACGCAGGTAGCTCATCAACATCTCACCTGTTAATTTAGCCCAGCCATAGCTCATATCAGGTGCGCCAATTTTCTTAAAGTTTAGATCTTTTTCTTTCAGCTTATGTTTTTTGTTTAAGGTTTGTAGCTCTGTCGGATAGGCAGCGGATGAGCTAAAATAAATTACATAAGGCTGCTCTGTAACCATGCACCAATTAGCAAACTCAGCATCAATGGCAAGATCTACAGCTAAACTTAAAGGCTCATTTTCTATTTGTTGCCGGCCACCAACTACAGCTGCAAGGTGAATTACAAGATCATATTTTTTTGTTTCTAACTTAAAAAAGTCCCGGCAGTCTGTACCATTTTTTAGATCTACTAAAGTCAATTGTGCATAAGGTAAGGCACGCCTAAAAGCTCTACCTACAAAGCCATGTGAGCCGGTAATTAAGACTTTCATTTAAGTGCATAGACAAGATCTGCATACTCTGTGGATCTAAGATAAGTCTGTAAGGTCAGTAAATCTTGTTCATACCATTTAGGTTGATTGACCCTTTCATATCCCTCATCCATAGGAGCTTTACCAGCTGCCGGGTGCAAGTGTTCAATAATTACATCTGGCAGATAAATAAGACAGTCAAGATCTATTCCCAATTGTTTTACAAAGTTATCAAAATACAAATGCTTACAACCGGGGAAGGTTATGCCCCTAAGCTCATCAACAATATCTCTCGTCATTGCAAAAGCTGTAGGCAGGTTTTGACCCTGCAAAAGATCATCACCATAGGCAATGCCGGTCTTACCTAATAACGCTTTTTCAAAAGCCTTTTCCCAATCCAGCGATCTAGGCAGGTGATCATCACCCATGAAAATGTACAGATCATAAAGAGGGAAGCGACTGTAATCAAGTAAAAGCCTTGCAGCATCATTAAGAGCGTGCGCACACCCACCTGTTTTATTGTCCGAAGGTAGGCACTTGTAGTTATCATTTTTTGCGTACTCATCCCATTTTGGATCATCATTATCTACAACAGCGTATAAATCTACAGATGCGTTTGTGCCAACAAAGGATGCAGCTAATCTAGCCATGTTTTCAGGTCTGCCCCTAGTTGGCACTATCACGCAGCTTCTCACAGGGTAAGGGTAAAGGTTTATTGTTTAGTTATTAGGATCTCATATAGCGTGTCTAATTTTTGCTCAATGCGTACAACTCTGCCTTGTAAATTATGACCACCATTTTGGTCATCTATTAGCTCTGACAGATAATGATTTACTAACCATCTGACTGAGGCAACCAAAGAGCCTACAATTGTTAAAAGTGATACCGATAAGGCTGCCCAATCATTAGGACTCATTAGCTGTTAATTCCAAAATTTTTATCTGTAGGATCAAAATAGCGTGCCAAAGGTGCGACCAAGGCACCGGCCAGAATTGATAGCTCTGGCCGTACATCTGCAACCAAAGCCAAGACTGTGGTGACAGTAGCAGCGGCTAGACTGCGTAAGTAAGATTTAACAATTGCTTTTTGTTTCACAGTTAATTTCATTTAAGTCCTAACTCTTTTATTTTAGTTTGCACTTGAGCTTTGTCTAAGGCTATTTCAAAGTGCATTTCATCCTTACGCCTTTTGTAATTGCCACCCCATGACAAACCATATTTGACTATAAGCAATTGTATAGTATTTGACTGTTGTTTTGTAAATGTATTTGACTTACCTAAAGGGTGTTTTGTTGCGTTCAAATCTACAGCTGTACCGGATGAGTGATTGCTTAAGACTTTATCTGATCCCCTAGTCATCCTAAAAGCATAACCCCAGTCATCTAATTGACCTTGATCAATTGGCTCTACCCATCCATGAAAGTCTTGGCAAAATGCAACAAGTATTGGTGCTACATCTTTGGCACATGCAATCTTAAGAGATGTACCAGGTATAGCAAAAGATTGTATGCCTATAGCTTTGCGATCTTCACTAGCCGGCCATCCATTAGGACTTGTAAGCTCAATAATTTTTGCCATCCATGTTAAGAAAACAAAAGTTTTGCTTCATCCTCAGTAATGCCAAGTTTGCTTATTAGTTTTGCTTTAGCAGTTGCTCTTTCTTGCGCTTCTGTAATTTCTACTGCTTTGATGTTTTTAATTTCATCATCAATCTGCTTCTGAGTAGGCGCATCACCATCTAACACATCCCATTTGATTGTTGAGTAATTATTGTCTTGATATGAAAACTCAGAAGTTGGTTTTAGGTTTTTAATTGCTCTTGTTAAGTATTCCATATTATGCACCAATTTCCATTAAGATAATTGTTGAAGGACTATCATTATTGCAAACCATTTCTCCACTATTAGAAGTGTATAAAACACCACCTTGAACTTTGTATGTTGTAGATGATGTTGTTGCAGGGCTGTCTAAAAATGTTGATGTTGTTACTGTTCTAAACTCTGCTCCTCCACTTGAAACACCATCCCAAGTAAATGCTGCATATTTTGCCGGACCAATAATTTGAATTGCGGTTGCACCTCTAACCAATTGAAGTCCAACTCCTTGAGTTGATTGACCTCTAAATGATTTGTATTGTTGTGCGTAAAATACTAAAACTTTACTTGATGCTGCTGATGGAGTAATGCTTGCCGTTAAAGTTGTGTCAGTAAAACTGGTTGAGGCAATAGTAGTCGATGTGCTTGTTGTTCCCATAACTACTTGCAAAACTTTACCACTTGCACCAGCAGCACCAGCACCTTTAATAAATATAGCAGCAGATGTGCTAGTAAAATCTAGTATGCCGCTTTCATATTGTGCTAAGGCTAAAGATGCAGATGTATTAACTGTGGCTGTACCAGCTGTAATCGTTGTAACGCCGCTACCTAAATTTGTTATTTTTACTGTGTCCCCGGCTGCAAACAATCCGGTATTAACTGTAATTGTTGTAGCACTTGTAGAGGTCATGGATATTGCAGTACCGGCATCTGCAGCTACTAATGTATATGAAGCTGTTTTAGCAGATGCAGCTCCGCCTAGCATTGCGGTTTGTTGCAAAGATGTGAGTTGCGCGGCGGTCAAAACCTGCCCGACTGTAAATGTCTGCTTTGCCATGTATCTCCTAGTAGCTCAAAATGTCTTCGTCAATTTTTCCATCCACCGCCGAGTCTAGCAAAAAACCTACGGCAAAGGGCTGCGCACATGAAAATGTTACAAGAAAAGAATTAGGTGTAATCTGATATTGCACACCTGCTATAACGCTGTCACTAACTACATTGCCGGCAGGTAAGGTTTGTGTGACTTCAATAGGGTCAAAAATGTCAAGCTCTAAAGCAGCCGTAGTCCTAGCAGGATCAGCTTGACTATAAGCATCTACAGTCAAAGAGTTGAGCTGTATATTGACACCTTGCTCTTTGCGTGAGGCAATAATCATTTGAGCTTGATTTAGAGCATCTGCCTCTGTTTGCATAATGCCTGATCTAACGCGGCTGTGCTGAAAATAATCATCTATGCTTGCAGAGTCTTGAGCTGTCTGCCCTGTCAATCCTGCCGGCGTGACTGTAACTTTGTTAATCATTTGATAATCAGATATGTCAAACTCAACATTTTGATAAGTTATATCACCCGATCCATCAACATCTGAGAATTTTGTGAGAGCTGCCCCAGAGTCAGTGATGATGTCACTCCTTGACATAAATTTAACAAAGCCTCTTTGATCAACATACAAAGCCCCGGTTTCTGTTTGTTCAATTTCTTGCAAAGAGCCAAGCAAGGATCTTGAAGCCGCGGTGTCAGCTTGTACTGTAGTAGTAGCTGTTGTAGATATGTCCCTCATACCGCCCGGCCAATCTCCAGCATCAAGCAAACTTGTAACTCTCTGAGCTGTGGTTTGTCCGGCAGTGCCACCGCTGACAGTAGTCAGGGTTGTAAGGTTGAGCAGCTGAAAACCATCAACACAATTCAAAGTCACATAGGCAGGATCAAATCCTGTAGGACTTTTGTAATTCCACTCTTGCACATAAAAAGATCCAAGGCTGTAACTAATGCTTGCAAAGGTAGCAGTCATGCGGATCTTACGCATAGGTTTAATTTTGCCATACAGAGCTGAGGATGTATTGGCAGGGTTAAATGTACCTGTCTGATCAACAAAGACTATCTTTGCAGTGCCACCTATAAATGAGTCAGAGGATCTATTGAAGGCACGCCTTATGTAGCACTGAGTTACAAATTCTGTTATATCTACAACATCCGCCGCAGCTGTACCTAACACAGCTGAGTCTAAAACTGTATTGACATCATCCAGCACAAGAGCCGGATCAAAGGAAGCTCCATTGCTAAAATCTATCTCCGCCTTAAATACTGCCGCCGGCATTATCTACCTAGGTTTGCTAACTGTGTGACTGCACCGGTGCGGTTTAAGTTATACAAAACATCTTGTATGACAGATTGCAATTGACCCTCAGAGATTACAGAGCCGGCTACATTGACTGTAACTCTTGTACCCATGCTGCCCATGCGATCTAATGGGATGACAGCCTCAGCTCCAGCCTCACCAATCATTGCAATAGTAGGCTTAGAAACTACACCGCCCTCTGCCATCTTTGGTAAATATGAAGGGTAATCTCTACCTGTTTCACCATAATATGTACCAGCGTAAGGATTTACCGGTGGTAATCTATCTTGTCCAGAAATACCTTTTTGCTCTATTACAGGTATTACAGTTGCGACAGGAAATCTTTTCTTTTCTATTTCATTTAGCAGTAGAAGCATTTTGCGCAATTCATCATTAGCTGCAAACAATTGTTGTAAGTAAAGCAAGACACCAGTTGTAGTCATGCCCCATTTTTTAGCTAACATCTCTACCTCTTCGGTAGAAATGACACCATCCTCAATAACTTTTAGTACATCTGCATAGCGTTGCGCTTCATCTACTGCCGACTTTGTGCCATCTGCCAATTTTTGTAATATCTTTACACGCAGCTCATCCTCAGCATTTAACTTACGGCTAAGGGCTGCTTGTAAGTTAATAGCATCCATGTCAAACATAGATGCCAGCTCTGCCTTTTTCTTATCAAGTGCAGCTTGAGCAGCCTTTTCTTTAGTTGTTAATTTTTCTCTTTTTGCAATATCAGCTTGAATTTTTCTCAATAATTCTGCATAAGTCAATTGTTTTGTTTGTGACTTACCTTGTTTTTCCAGTGCGTCTAACACGCTACCTGATAGGCCATACAGACCCTTTTCTTGTAAAATTCTTTTCTCTCTGTCTTTCCTGCCTTGTTCCTCTAACTTTTGTAACCTTCCTGTTTCGCCGACAATTGGTTCAAGGTAAGCTAAAGCCACTTCTAAAGTACCGGCTAGACCTTTGCTACTTTCTTTAGCACCACCTACAAAAATGTCGGCAAATTGTTGAGCTATAACTTCAAGTTTTGCACCATAATTTTTTAGGTCAGCCTCTCCAGTTACAATATAAGAGGATGCCAATAAAAATCCTTGCCCTAAAGTTTCAGTAGCCTCACCTGCACTTATTTGGAAAGATTTTAATTGACCTGCAAAAGTTTGAGTTTGATCCTCTGCCGCCCCGGCGTATTTATCAAGGTTGATCATGAGTTCTACAAAGCCCATAGCCTTAGCTTCGGCAGCAGTAAAGCCTAGACCTAACTTACCAATAGAGGTAAAATTGCCTACCGCTGCCTTAGTTATTGCATCTAAAACACTATTTAATTCTGCACCGGTGCCGGATGATATGTCTAATGCTTTACCTAGTAAAACTTGCGAGGTTTGTAAGTCCCCGGTTTGTGCGATCAACTGTCTTAAGGCAGGTACTAACTGATCCTCTGTGACATTTGTAGTTTTTTGTAAATCAGCTATAAAGCTTTTTACACTAGGTAATGAAAATTCCTCACCTATAGTTCTTAAAGACAATTGTAATTGTT